CAAGTAGGACAATCATCATTCTCTTCAAAGAATGTTATTAGATTAGTACTACGATTGTGTTTATCTTTTATAGAGAATTGAATATCTTTTAGTTTATCTCTTTTTGTAGTAACTACCTCTTCACCTTTCATCGCTTCCAAAAAGGTGTCGGTGGATTGTTGTAACTCTGTTTCTTTCTTTTTGTTTGTAAAGATTTCTTCTTCATTAGTTGATATAAGATTTGTCTTTTCAGAAAGAATAGTATCCCTATTGTTTTTAGAATCTTCAATGTACTTCTCTTGTATCTCTATCTTACTTTTAGTAAGTTCAGAGGCATAATTACCTTCTGTAATATTTGTATTTATTTCTCTTACCTTTGTTTTAAGAACAAAGTTCATTAGAGAGAATATCTTAATGTCAAGAATATCTTCTACAACTTCTCTACGAGCTTTAGTATTCAATTGCATAAATGGCACAAACGTAGAACTACCAAGTATAACTACTTGTGTAAATGAACGATAATTAAATTTAAGAATTTGTGTTTCTAAATGTTTCTGATAATCTTTTACATTTGCACTTTGATTAATCATTATATCGTTTACATAGATTTCAAACATATTTGGTTTGATACCACGAACAACTTTTACTTGTTTGTTTTGTGTTTCAAACTCTACCTCAACAACTGCATCTCTTGAATTAATAGAATTAATCAATTGTGATTTACTAATTTGACGAAATGGTTTATTGAATAATCCAAAACAAAGTGCATCTAAAATAGTAGATTTACCAGCACCGTTTTCTCCAATAATTAATGTTGATGGGTTTTTGTCGAGAAAAATCTCTGTGAAAGTATTTCCAGTTGAAAGGAAATTCTTCCATCTTACTTTTGTAAACGTAATCATTATATCTCCAAATCACAGGCTTCTAAGTAAAGTGATTTTAATGTATTTTTCAATCTTGATTTATCTAACTCTACATCAAGTTCATCTACATACTTTTCTAATATTGCATTTGTGTCTTGTGTATTTTCTGCAATATCATCAGATACATTTGATGCATCTAAATCTGAAAAGTCTTCAACAATCTTAACTTCATGAGTTTGTTCTTGTAACAACCTATCAGTAAATCTATCAAACTGATATAAGTCCTTTTTATTGACTACAACCAATTTGATAAACTTATCCCTATACTTCTTTGTTTCAATTTTACTATAATCGGTTGTCGTATCATCATAATAAATTTTCTCAAAGATAGTATATGGATTCACAATTCTTTCCATATCCATTGTTTCAGTATCAAAGATATGGAATCCTTTAGGACATTTATCATCACTCCATGTCATTTGATATGTAGAACCAAGATAATATATTTTTCCATCATCAGACTTTTTATGAAAGTGACCAGAGAATACAGTTGAGAAAGTATTGAATATTTCTTTAGGATAACCATTTTCAGAGAAATGACCTTTGTGCATTTCAAATCCATTTATCTCTAAATGACCCATACAAATCTTTGCATCAGTATCTTTAATACTTTGTATTGTACTACCATAGTTCTCTGCATTAATCCAAGGAACAAAATGAATGGGTGTACCATCAAAATCTACAGTATCACAACTTGCATAGTATTTAATATTACTATGTTTGTTGCCTACTAATTCTGCTACAGAGTTTATTTCATTGGTGTTCTTGTAAAATGTATCATGATTACCAATCAAAATATGTGTATCAATATTTCTATCAACAATTGGTTGTATGAATCGTCTACGAAAATCATTTGCAATCTTGTATGAAACAAACTTACGTCTGTCCATAGTATCACCTAAATGTATAATTGTATCTATCTTGTTTTTGTCAATGTATGGGAAAAAGACTTCTTCCCAGAACTTATAAAAATACTCATTAAACGGTAAACTATCGTTTCTCGCACCGAAGTGAGTATCAGTTATCAGCGCTATCTTCATAAAATAATTCTAATCCTTTTGGTTTCACTTTTTTCTTTTTAGGTTTATAAACGTCTTCCTCTGGTAGAAAGTTCTTTTGTAGATAATCTATATACGGATTATCAAACTCTTCTCCACCATAATCTTCAGGCATGACATTCATATTTTCAATGTATTTGTTTTTTACATGAGCTTGTTTTTTCTCTTTCTGTATTCGTCTTAAAAATGCATAATAAATTATTTGTGTAAAATATGCAAATGGATTATTAGATTTCTCTGGATTAAAATTGTGTACATATTGTAAACAGTTTTCAATACCATCACTAATCATTTCTTCACGATAAGTATAGTTTATAAAGTTTGGTCTATACGATAAGTGATTCGCAATTTTAAGAAAACATTCACCAATATAATTTGTTATTGGTGGTGGATTTTTACCTTGTTCTTTTGCTTCTTTACAACGATTATTCCATTCAATCATTGCAGTAAGAAATTCTTTATTATTTACATAATGGGGTTTTTTTGACACGACACCTTTCCTTTATTAAAAGTTATACTTTTATACCATACTATCATACCAAAGTCAAGTCGTTATGTGACTTGACTCTCAAGTAATTATTGTGTATACTCACTTTGTGACTCACAGAGTAATACTAATGTATTGTAGGTTTTTCTTCATCTTCATCATACCAACTACTCATAAGTTCTCTAACCTCATTTTCTATACCCTCAAGTTCTTTATCGGTGGGTTGTCTATATTCGGTTGTTTTCATATCTTCCATTTTACTTACACAAAAGTCGTAGAATCTTGTTAATCCTATTGACGAATCTGTAATTGCAATCACATTGTTTTTGATGATGTCATATGTCTGGTTTTGACTGTAATTAATCCAACGAGAGAAAGCCATAGCTTCCTCTACCTTACCCTTTTTAATTCTTGGGTAAATATTAACTTTTAATGGATTTTGTATTTTAAGAAACTCTCCGTTACCATCAGATACGTTCCCCACAATCTCTTCACCATTTCTTAATTTTAATATTTTGGTTTCCATGTCATTTCTCTATTTTAAGATTTTTAATTTGATAATTAAATTCTTCTTCATTATAGATATTTATTCGTTCCATAAAATGACGAAGTGTAAAATTCTGTCTTGATTTATGTGTAAAGTCATCTGCTATATCATAAAGAGTAGCGGCACTCTTTTCTGTTCCTTGACGCAACCCTCTACCGATTGATTGTAACACTCTAATTCTTGATTTGCTTGGACTACTAAAGATAACATTATGAAGATTACGAATGTTAATACCAGTAGAAAAAGTACCATATGACGCAACAATGATTGCATCTTTTTCTTTTTCTGTAATTTCACGAATATTCTCCCTTGTTTGTGTATCAGTACCACCGTGAACATAAAATACTTTTCTATCTAAGTCTTTTAACATATCATATAATACTGCACCATGTTTTTCAACAAATTGAAATAATAATAGTGTATTACCTTTTAAGTGTGTTGTCAAGTTAATAATGAATCTATTTCTTCTTTCATCTCTTACTATCAAATCTACTTCATCTTGAAAGTTCTGGTCTTTCATAAATTTACAATCAACTTCTGGATATTGTAACACTATACACTTAATATTTAATTTGGCAAGCGTTTTATTTTCCATAAGTTCTTTTGTTGTTGTTACTCTATTGACAGACCCAAATAAACCCTCTAGTATAAGCCTATGCGTCTGTGTACCGTCCAGAGTACCAGTAAACCCATGTCTGTGTACACATTGTTGTAATTTATTCATTATACTTGTAAGTGATTTTGCTTTGAAAAGATGTACTTCATCACCCAATATACACCCAAAGTTATCGAAGAATTTCTTAGGCATTTTATAAAGTGATTGCCAAGTTGATATTACAACTTGATTTGTTATTTCTTTTGAGTGTCCTTGATATATTTTTTGCATCATTTTTTCATTATATCCATAGTCAACAAAGTCTGAATACATTTGTTCTACCAAAGATGTTGTGGGTACAAGTATCAATACTTTACCAGATTCGTACCATCTTGTCAAGAGATAAATTATTAACGACTTACCACTAGCAGTAGGGCTGAGAAGAAGACTCCTATCATTTCTGACTGCATGAACAAATGCGGCCATCTGGTAATCACGAATTTGTAAAGTTGTTCCCTTGGACTTAGGTGACACTCTTCCAACAAATCTATCCAACTCGCTAGTTCCATATTTTCTCTCATTTAAAACTCCTTCCTTATACTCAATATCTATTTCGTTTCGTTTTGCAAATTCTTCTATGTATGGTAATAGTCCTACATAAATTTCATTTGATGCAACTGAATACAGTCTAATTTTACCGTCCCAAATTCTATTCTTATAGGTAGGCATAAACCTAGCGCCTGGGACTTCAAACGTAAAAAAGTCTGATAATTCTCTTGCATAATTAGGTTCAGTCTTAACACGCAGATGAACCTCATTCTTTTTTGATATAATCAAAATGAACCCTCTAAGAATCTTTTCCAATCAATCGCATTTTTAATTTGAAATCCACGATTGTTTATTGATTTACAGACTCTTTCTGCATAATCACACATTGCATTATGATATTCAACTTTGTGTTTTGATTTAATTAAGTCTTCATCACTTTCAAGATATGTGGGTAAATCTTGTTTGAGTATTTTTAAGTCAAACGGATTTTCTTGGTAAACACTTGGTGGTGCTTTACCAGAATAGTATTCCCATTTTTTTCTGAAAAGAACTTTGTATTCGGACTCTGCTTGTTTTGATAACAGATTCCAACGAGTATATATTCTTAAATACTTTGCGTAAAGTTCTGGTGTTTTGAGTGATTCAATGTCTAGTTTTTCATTGTCTATTTTGAGGTCTTTTTCAGCCTCATTTTGAAGTTGTTCCAAATCCATAATATAACCTTATTTTATAATGTAAATATTTCGTATAGTGTATAACTGAAAGTACAAGTCGCTGTCAAGTATGTAACGTCCCCTGCTTGTTGGTCAAATTGTAATGCACTTAGTGCTACTGGATATATATCAGAAAACCTAACATCAACTGTTGGGTTATTTTTACTTGATGTAATTACTAATGATGCATCACTATACATAGACTGCACCCCAACTGCATTATCATCCGTTTTTGCAGAACCAGTTGACTTTGGTGTTTGTGTAGGAAATGAGTTTGTGTTTCTACTTCTAAAAGATTCAAACTGTGTTCTTGATTTAGGAAAACCTATAGCAACTAACCAATCATGAAGTTCTGTATAGTTTTCTAATTTTTCATCTACAAGAAATTGTAAATCTAAATTTTCATATGTTAATGTGTGACCTTGAACTGGTAATTCTTTAAATGGTGTTGGTATAACAACATCACCTAAATTTATGCCAGGCAAGTTTACTTGGGTAGTAAAAAATTCTACCTTTGGAAGTTTGTTACATTTAAATACAAATTTTGATGGGTCTGCATAGTCAAGTTCAGTCGGCTGTCTTGACAACATATTCGTTGTAACCATCTAGTTTCTCCATAATTTTTTTTCTTTTTTCATCTGTATATGTTGTCCAATCTCTTATTTCATCCATAGTTCTTCCACAACCAATACAAACTAATTCACTTCCCAAAGAAATATAGTTACCTAACTTACATATTTTCTTACAAGGACTTTCCATGTTATTATTTAGGTATAAAAAAAGGGGGGTCAAAAGACCCCCCTAAAGTAACTAACAATTCGTTTCTTATTACATTAAGTTAGCAACTTGTACTCTTCTGTAGTAAGTGTTATCGTTTGCACCAGGCACAACATCATTAGCAGATGAAGTTGCAAATGGGTTTTGAGCAACACCATAACGAGTCTTAAATCCAATTTTTGGTTGGAAAGTATTCTCACCTACAGCACGAACCATTTGTAATGGTACATACGGACAGTAGAAAATACCAGCGTCATATGGTGAAGTTCCCTTATATCCTACAACATAATACTGTTTTGCAGCATTGTTTGCAGCATATGGGTCAATATACACTCTGTATCTTCCGTTAAGTACACCAGCAAAAGTATTACCAGTATCATCAACTTGTAAGTTGTTACTTAGAGCAGGAGCGTAATCTAATACACCAGCCATTTGTAGTGCAGATGCAACATCAGATGATGTAATGATTAAGTTACCTTTTCCTCTACGAGTTTCTTGAGCAATAACATTCGCATCTCTTTCGATTTGGAACATTAGACCTTTGAACTTTTCAACTGACCATCTACCGTTTGAGTCAGTATCTAAATCGAAGATACCAGCAGTAGTTGTGTTGACAGATGCACCTTTCTTAGCAGATACATAGATTGTTCTAATGACTTCTCTATTGATTTCTGCAAGAATTTCAGCAGATAGAATATTTGACAATTCTGTTTCTGCGTCAAGACCGTGAATTGCTTTAAGGTCTTGTGCAAGTTCCATAGTGTACTCAGCTTTTAATGCTCTTGACTTTGCAGTCACAGTTGACTTCTCGATTGAGAACGCCATTTCTGCGAAAGAGTTAGCAGATGCATCACCTAATGCTTCAGCTTCAGCAGTAGTCATACCACCACCAGTATCAGTACCGTATCCGTCACCACCAGTTATATATGCACCAGGCGATGCGTCATTTAAGACGGCAGGGTTAGTACCAGTCATTGCAGTTGTATTAAGGTCACCTGCTTTATCATCATTTGAGAAACCAGTATTTGGTTCGTTGAATAATGCTTCTGTTCCACCTTGTGAATCAAAGTTTGACTTCATTGCGAAGATAAGACCAGTTGGGCCAGTCATTGGTTGCACAGAACAAATATCATATGCAATCAAGTTAGGCATAGACCTTCTTACTAAAGAAATGAGAATTGGGTCATATGCAGCCATATTTGAACCACCAAAACCAGAGTTGGTTGGAGCGGCTTCTGATAAGAACGCATTGTCCTCTCTCATTGCTTTTTCTTGGTTTTCTAAAATAATTGAAGTAACGGCTTTTTTGTAATTGTCCTTAATCTCAGGCAAATCTGGATGACTGAGGACTGGCTGCCACTTCTCTTGTAAGTTTTCTGAATTATACATTTTTTGTATCCCCTTATTTAACTTTACATATATTTATCATTATTTATTTCTTGACATTATTAAAAGGTTTTGCATCTTGCGTATTGTAAGGTGCTTGTCTTTTAATAGCGGACATATATGCAGCCATAGCTCCGCTTACATCAATCTCTTTAGTCTCTTCATGATTCTCTTCTACTAGAGTTGAGTTTTCTGAAGGAACTGATTTAGGAAAATAGTTTTCCTTTAAGGTATTGAGTTTTTCCTCAAATGATTTCTCATCTGTAAACTCAACGTCTTCAACAAGACTCGCAAACTTTTCAGTTTGTGTTTCTGCTAAATCTTGTGAAACCTTTGCAATCACTTGTTCTTTAACTAAAGAGTTTTCTACTTTATTTTTTTCAGTAAGTTTATTGATAGTTTCATTCAACTTACCTTCTAACTCTTCAATCTTTTCTGCTTGTGATTCTAAGATATCATACTTTTCGTCTGGAACATCAATATAATGCTCTTCAAAAAGTGTCTTCAACCCACCGATAAAGTCTTCTGCGATTTCTCCCTTTAGACCTCTTTCGATTGCAAGTTCGTTTTCTGTCATCCATTCCTTAACAACGTAGTCAAGATAACCGTCTACTTTTTCTGCAAGTTCAGTTTTGAAAGTTTCAACTTCTTCTGAAATCTCTTGAGTTTTTTCTTCCTCAATTCTTTCTACCTCTGAACGTACCTTTGATTTTACTGCGGCCTCAAAGATGGTTGCAGCTTTCTTTTGAAAATCTTCAGATAAATCTTCACCTTGTACAAGTGCGTCAACATCTTCTGCAACATTAATAGTTGCAAGTCTTTTTTCAATAGCTTCTTTTGCTTTGTTAAGACCTTCCATTTCCATTTCGTCATCTGATGGTTCTTTTTTATCACCCATCATTTGATTATAAAGACCTTCCATCTCACCTTTTTTCATTTTCTTCATTTTATTATGCATTGCAGTAATTAAAGCATCTTTAGTTTTAGGTGCTTCTTCATGATGTGCTTCAGATACCATTACTTCCATATCTGATGCCATGACTTTTTCTTCCAAACCATGTTTGAATTGAACGTCATACCACTCTACATATCCGTCATCAGTCGGAACTGCATGAGAACCATGAATAGGTTTACCTTTACCCCAAATAGGGTGTTCTACAACTGTAGCACAATCGTGGTCTTTTGAATGACAAAGGTCTCTGATTTCTTCATCAGTATATCCTTCTTTCATTTTTTCTGGTGCCATAGCTTTATCCTTTGATGGAATTGAACTGTCTTTCTTAGCTGACTTTGCGTAATCCTTTTTCTTATCATCACTCTTAACGACAGCTGCACCAGTATCATCTACTTGTGCTCCACTCTTTTGCATTGGTTCTGCTTTCACAGCACCTTTTTTGAGAGCATCTGCCTCGTTAATATCAGCAAGAACTTCTTGTTCTAATTCCTCAATTGTCTTGTCTATTTCTGACATTTGAAGTCTCCTTGATTAATTAAACCTTGTTTCATTATATTTATAAATTATAACTTTTTAAGGAATTTTGCGAAAGCCAATGCTTGGTAATTCGCTTCTCTAGAACGTATATTACGTTCCATTTCGTTCTTGATTTCCGCTACCTCTTGTTCTCTTAACAAACCATTATTCCAAATCCACTCTTTACCTTCCATAATTCCGTCTACGAAAGCATTAGGTGCAGAGGGGTCTGCAACAATATCAGCAGCAGTTGCAAGATAGAAATCGTTTTTGACGTAGTTTGCACCATTCTTTTGTTCCAAACTACCCATACCTCTTGACGAAACTGCGAGTTTACCACCGTCATCCATAATATTTTTTACTATATTACCCATTGGTGTTGACATTACTTTTGCTTCACCAACGAAGTTTTTACCATCTGGTTCTAAAGAAGTTACCATGTGAGATACTTTATCTAAATTGACAGTTGGGCCATCTGGGTGTCCTAGTTCCCCATATGCACGATTCTGTTCTATGAACTCTTTGTTATATCTTTTCACTTCTTTATTTAAAACCTCAAAGGGATACACTCTCCCATTTCGGTTTTTAATTTCAGATTGCATAAAGACACCTTTTAACTTGTAATTTTTCTTACCAGTTTTATCGTCTTGTTCTGTGATGTACTCTACACTATCTGCAAAATTTTCTGAAAAAAGTTTCATGTTACTATCCCCTATGGTTGATTACCGACTGCTGTACAACTCATTGCAGCAGTACAAGCGATAGTATCACTTGGTTTTTTATCTAATATAATAACTTGATTTGCAACTAATGCTACTGTACCAGCATATGTGTTAGTTGCAGTAATTGTGTGGTTTTCAGAAGGGCCATCTGTTAAAGTCAACACAACACCATTTTGTGCGTTAGTCATTCCAGTTGCAAGGTTAATTGTATTTGCGTCAACAACTCTTACAAAAAATTGTCCACCATCTGTTAGTTCTGCAATTGCAGTTCCACCACCATCTGAATATGTTACTTCATCTCCAGTAGTAAAACCATGACTTGAAATAGTAATCGCTGCATCATCAACAGCAGATTGTGCATTAAATGTTCCAAGTGCAGCTGCAATTGTTACAGTTCCAGCGTTAGTTGCACCAACTCTTATTCTTGTTGCTCTATTCAATGTAGTCGCTGATGTTACATTGGTTGCGCTACCTTTTAAAATCATGCATATTCTCCTAACATCTCTCTTTCAAAGTATTTATGCAGTTCTTTTTCACGCACTTTATACTTACGAGATGTATCTTTTATAGTTTTTTCAAAAGTATTTAGGAAATCGGAAGGTTTCGCATCCATTTTCTTAAAAATATCGTCAACTGCCTCTTTCATTTTCGGAGACAGTTTCTTATATTCTTTTGTATTTTTATGCTCGTCCTTTTCAGGCAAGTCAATCTGATTGAAGTTCTTCTTCATCATCCTCTACTTCTGGAATATGTTGTGTTACCATTGTCATAGCAACATCTTTTCGTTTTGTTTCTAATCCGTTTGCAACTCTTGTTTGCATTTCGTCTTTAAAATGTGTTTCTGCACCCAGATTATCTCCAGATGCAATAGCATCAATTATATCTTTTGTCATATCGTATCATCTCCATTTTCTTCTCCATCACTCTCATCTTCAATTTCTTTGGTCATGGATTCTATTTCTTCATCTGTTTGACGAAGTACGTTTTTCTGAACCCATCTCTTGGAAAAGAAATTTCCAACATAAGGTTCAAGACTTCCTAACATTTCTATTCTTTCTCTTAGAATTTCTGCATCACGCAGTTCTGCAAAATGACCATCTTGTAAAAAGTCATATGCAATATGTTCTTTCATTGCATCCCATTCTTCTTCTGCAATTACTCCAGTAAGAATAAGTTGCGTTTTTAGAATGTCATGAAATAGTATGGTAAATTTCTTTCTTAACCTTTGTACGAACTTTGTAAATTTAAGTTCATCTCTAGTTATTTCTGTAGACCTACCAAGACTGAAATTACTTTCTGCTTCCATTCTTGAAATAGGAACATTCAAAGACCTATACAATTTTCTTTGGAAGTAAACAATGTCATCAATCTCACCAAGGTTTGAACCGCCTGGGAGTGTAGTAATTTCTGTACCTCTACCACCCTCTCGTCTGGGCAACCAGAAATCTTCTAACATTGACATTTGATTTCTATCATCACGAATCTCACCAGTAGATGCATCATATACCAGTTTGTTACGATAACGATTCATAACATCTTTTAGATACTGTTCTGCTTTAATCTTTGGTAGATTACCAACGTCAATGTAAAAGATACGTCTTTCTGGAGCTCTTGATATTCTGTAAATAACAAGACTATCTTCAATCATACGCAGTTGATTTACTGGTTTGATTGCTTTGTGTAGATAAGATAAAACACTACCTTTTGTCTGGTCAATTAAACCAGATGGACAATAACTTATAGAGTCTTTTGTAATTTTAAGACCACTATCATTTTGACCACCAGAAATTACACCAGTTTCACTATAGATGTAATATTCTTCTGTTTTTTGTTTTTCACTAACACCATTTAATGGGTTAGGTCTTCCAGATATTTTTTCTCTGACCTTTTTAATTTTATTTGGGTCAATGTATCTTAATTCCGTAATACCTTTTCTTGGGTCTTTTTTGTCAATAACTTTATGATAGAATACTCTACCATCTACATACCACCTACGAAAGATGTCATGTCCTTTTTCTTGAAATTGTAATAGTTGTAATACTCTATCGAATTCTTGTCTAATTCTCTTCTTAACATTAGAAGATACATTAAGACCGTCAAGAGACACCGATATAGGTGCATCAAGTTCGTTAGCTGCAATTGCTTCACTTACGATATCTTCAATTGCACTATCACATTCTGGTTGTTGAGAAATATTACGATATCGTTTGATTAAATCGTATTGAGTTTTGTCTTTCCCATTAGCATCATAAACAGAAGAATAGAAACCGCCACCAGCGATATCTATTGTTCCATCATCAGATGAAGGCAGAGTAAATGACTCTGCCTCATCTTTTTTACGAGTAATGCGAAAACCGAAAAGTTCTGCCATGATATAGAAACTCCTTTTGTACTATTTAGGGAGTTTAAGTAACGCTTGTTCCACCACCAATTCCAAAACTAACGAAATGGGTGTATCTCCAAGTGATATCAAAAGTTTCTACTTCAGTAGTCGTATCAAAACTTAGGTCAATTGCACCAATTGCTTGTGGGAAACAGTTTACAAGTGAATATGACTTAATTACTTTGTCATTTCTATCTAACTGTTGAACAAGTAAGTCAGCAGTATAGTCTGAAACATTTTGCAGACCAGTACCATTAATATAATTGTTCATACCGTTATTCCAAGCTTCCATTGCATTTCTAACCATGAAGTCAGTATCGTTTAATACTGTGGTTGTCCATGTTTCATACTCTCTGTCTCCAGCAAGGTATAAGTTTCTACCCCTAAAAGGTACAACAACTTCAGCAACACTAGAGCCAGGCAATTGTCCAGTTCTTGTTAAGAAAGATGCTGTTCTATTATCTAGTCCAGTTGAAATCCCAGTTGGTGAGTTAAAAGTAATCTTAAATTGGTTTGCTCTTGCACCACCACCTCTAAGGGCTGATTTAAATTCATCAATATTTGCACTCATTGTATTATCCCCCTATCTCTGAAAATGCTACACCAGTTCGTACTGCAACAAAGTTAAGTTGAATAAAGTTGATTGAACGAGCCGGTTTGATAAAGATATCTGCAACAAACTCATTTCTATCAATTACTTCACCAGTATTATTAGTTCCGTCTGCAACTACAGAGAAATCAGTAATACCTCTTCTACCTTGAATATCTCTCAAGAAAGGTTCTACCAAGTTTCTAAATTGCGCTTGTGTAAATTCATCATTGAACTCAAACAGTTGGAACTTAGCAGCAGTTGCGATTGATTTTTCAAGAAGAATAAACAATCTACGAACATTGATTCTATCAAATGCACTTGGTCTTGATAATGCAGTCTTATCTCCAAAAAGGACTGTACCTTGGCCTGGAAATGTAACAACTGGATTAATTCGTGCTTGATATAAATCATCTCTCTGTGTTTGATTTGGATTAAATGCAAGTTTAACTGCACCTCTGACTTGACCTCTATTAAATCCGCCAGGCGAAAAGAATGGGTCTGCAACACTATCAGTATTTGCACAAAGACCAGCAATATCTCCATTCAATGGTATAAATCTAAATACGTCATTGAACTTGTCAAACATATACTTGTATCCACTATCGAATACTGCATATGATGAACTTGATAGTTGGTCGTAAAATGCGATAATGTTTGAAGTTGCAGTATTTGAGTCTGCAACATTAACTACATCTGCTCGTCTTGGTGAGATAAATGCAACAATGTCTTTTCTCTTTTCTGCAATATCAATCAACTTAGTTGCATGAGTAACACCATCTGTACCAGAAGGCATTGCACCACCAATTAATAAGTTAATATCAACTGTATCTGCGTCATCAAATCTATCAAACGCATCTCCTAATTCACCAACTGAAGCTGCATAGTCATCTGTTCCACCAGTTAATGCAAAGTCCATTTCACCAGTTGTACCAGTTCCAGTTGCATATGCTTGACCAGAAGTTCTTACTGTTCCAGCATTTGATAATACAGATGGGTGGTCTAACCAGTAGATAAACTCAGATGTTCTAAAAATTACATCTGGGTAGAAGTTTGCGTTGCCTTGACTTGTCTTTGCGTTTGGATGTTGAGATACAAATGCAAATGTTTCAAGAACAGAGTTACCTCTTTGACCAGCGGTATCTGCTCTAAATCCAGAGATATCACCAGTTTTATCATATACTACTACATGAAGTTCGTCTGTAGATACATTTCTATCTGCAGCGAATGTTGATGTTCCAGGCGCACCAGAGAAGAAATCGTAAAATCTAAATCTTCTTCTAACATTTGTTGCGGCTGCAAGAGCAGTAGTAAGACCTCTACCTTGTGGGTCATCTTTTCTTCTGATTGTTAAGTTGTCTGTAGAAATTGCAGTAACTTCATACTCTTGTCCATTTGATTCTTGGAAGTGTACAATGTCACCGACATTATATTTTGCACCACCAGCACCAGCAGAACCACCACCAGTATCAACACCAACAGTTGTTGCACCAATAGCTGGTGTTCCAGTTGTTACACCAAGTGTACCAGCGTTTCCAGAAAATGTTTCTTCATATGCAGCTGCACCAGCACATAATGCAACACCTAATGCGTTACCGTGTGTACCAGCAGTTCTTGCACCAAACTCACCAGATGATGCTTCTCCAGCAGAGTAGTTATCTTGATAGTGAGTATCGTTTTTAATTAGTAAACCACTTCCACCACTCATTGCATTAAGCATACCAGTAGTTGCACGAACAACTCTTAAAGTATTACCATATTGCAAAAAGTTAGATGCAGCGAAAAAGGTTTCAAAGTTACTTCCGTTAGGTTTTCCAAATAGTTTGACTAACTCTTCTTCAGAACTAATAGTTCTGATTTCTTCAACTGGGCCTTTTTCGAAGACACCAGCGATAGCACCTACTGAAGTAGCAACAGCAGGAACAATATTAGTTAAGTCAACTTCTTTGACCAGAACCCCAGGCGATAATTGAAATGCCATGTATTTTCTCCTATTCTATGTCAAATAATTCGTTCTTGTGTATATTTAGTAAAAACAAGTTTTCAATATCACTTTTTATATGTAGTAGAGTCTATAAATAGATGTATGAAATTTTACGACAAATATAAATCCACAATTAAAGAAGTTTCCAAACGACACTATAATAAAAGAGTTGTTTGGATACATGACTATTTATCAAATTACTCATGTCCAAATTGTGGTGAAAGTGAAACTGCTTGTTTAAAATTTTTTCCTCATGATAAAAAGATTCGTTCCATATCGAAACGAAAAGGGTTGAATAGTGAGTCTAGAACAGAAGTTATCAAATTGATAGACTCATCTAAAATTGTTTGTTCTAATTGTTATATCAAATATGAAAATGATATAATAGATATTATGTAATTACCAACTACTATCATAGTTTCTGACAACTGGACTCCACCGTTGTCCATATTCATCAACAACTGTTTCTCCCATTGGATTATTTATACCATCATCTACAAAACCAAATGGAGCCATGTCTTGTTCCAGTTGGTCTTGTTGTTCTAAGAACATTCTTTCTCTAATATCTACGTTTGTTAATTCTTTAAAATATGTCTGGTTTGTCATCCACCCAAACAATACACAACACATTGCAAGGTCATCTGTGTGTCCATCTTCTGCTTGATATGATTGTCCATGTTTGACAAATGTAGAAAACTCTGTTATAAGGTCATAATCATTTACAATAAGTTTATCTGTTTCTATTAATTGTTTTAGATTAGAACACCCTAACATTTTGACTGCTTTAGTTGTTCTTACACCTAACTGAACTTTACCCCCAGAGAAACCAGAACCAAGTATTTGACCAGCTCTTCCTCTCATAGATGCCATGATAAGGTTATCGTACTCTAAATCGTACTGCATTGCAGTTGCAACTTGTTCTCCAATATCATTTACCTCAATCATTACATATGCATTATTATATGCTTTTGCGACATCATGTATCACATTTGGAAACAGTAAGGGTTTTATTTGATTATTTCGATATTTTGCAACAATTCTATATGGAAGTTGTGATACGTCAAATACTAAAAATGCAGAATAGTCTTGTTCCGTTCCTCTTGCAACATCACACACAATTGTATATAAACCCTCTTTTTCTGGTTTCTTATATAATTCCAATCCAGCGTTTCTTTGTATTGGGTCATCAAATACCATAGACTTAATCTTTGTTGGGTGTATAAGAGTATTAATAGACCCTAAGAATTCACACTCAAATTCACGATTAAATTGTTCTTGTGATGTATTTGCAATAGTTTCTACTTTCCATTTTTCATCTCTGCCTGGGATTTCACTCCAATGTACTTCAATAGGTTGGTAAGTATTTTTACCACTCTCTGCATCAGACCAGAGTTTATAAAAAAGATTCATACCGTTTGGTGTTGATACGATAACAACCTTTGTACTTTTACCAGATGAAATTGTTGGATACACGGAACTAAAAAAGTCTTCTGCAACATTATGTGGTACGAAAGCAAACTCATCCAAGAATATCATATTGTACGAACCACCACGAACAGCACTTGAAGATGTAGAAGATGCAACGATACGAGAACCATTCTCTAAATCCAGAGAACCTTTGTTCCATGACATTACCCCTTGCTGCATCCACTTTGGTAAATTTTCATATGCAAGTTGTAATCGTGAAAGAATATCTCTTGCAGTTGCAGCTTTGTTTGCAAGTATCGCTACTCTCATCTGTTCGTTAAATAAAACATAATGAAGTATGTAAGATATAATTGTAGTTGTTTTACCAGATTGTCTAGGAAGTTTACAGATAGTAAAACGATTATTATGAATCGTTCCTAACATTTCTTTTTGGAATGGATAAACGTCAAAAGGAACAAGACCCTCATCAAGACTTACAATCTTGATATATTTTTGACAAAAATACAGAGGGTCTTGCATACACTTTTGGTATTCAAGAATTTGGTCTTTATTCCACTCTACTTGAACATTTGCTTTCTTTAGAAGTGGATTTCCAAGATAGTGGTTAATATCAGACATTTTTTTATACTGGTAAGTTTGATTCCGCTGCTGTTTTTGCTGCTGTTTTGTTTGCGTCTGTCCAAGCTGCATTTGCAATTGCTTGTACGTCTGCATCTTCACCAGAGATATCAGTTGCAGTATGTGTCCACTTTTTAGTGTCTTCATCATAAGATGATGCCCACGGATGTAACACATGACGGTGATAGCTTCTTGAAAGTTCTACACCATCTTCTTCAATAACGGTTGCAGTTCTTACTTGAATATTCCATTTATTTACGACTTCAATTTTGTCGTTTTCTGTACGTTTTGTAATCGCCATTATTTTTCTCCTTTTGTCCGCCCCTAGAATCCACTAGAGGTATAAAGTTATTTATTATGCAGTTGTTTGATATGTAATTGTAAAATAAAATGTCATGTTAGAAAAACTACTATAATTATTTTGAGTAAATGAATTATCTGGATATACTCTCATGAAATTTAGACCAGTACCAGCAGTGAATAAAATTTTATCGTTTGCTCCGTTACTTAAAAATGTACCAATACCATTACGGCCTGTACTTGCAAAAGGTAAAGATATATTTACATTATTGTTATCACTTGTGCTTGGAAATTGCAAAGTACCAATATAATTAACAACATTACCAATTTTAGTATAAGTAGAAGATTGAGAAGTTGGATTAGCGGCAATGTTAGTAAAAGTTATTGTGTGCGTGCCTTCTTCATAATCGTCCAAGGTGTTAGCTGCACCAGTTCCACCTAATCCAATACCCCCAGTAATAACTACGCCAGTTGATGCAGTAGATAATTTTTGACTATTATTATGAAACAATTGTACTGCACCATCTTTAATAAATTTACCCATAACTTTTGAATTATCAGAAGTTAAACGAGTATCGGTGCTAGTTGTATCTAATACAAGTCCAGTACCGCCAGATTCCATAATTCTAGAATAACTACCATCATTATATATTTGTATATCATCTCCAGTTCCTAATTTTATTCTTGTATTATCTGCAAGACTTACATTATTACTTGAAGTAATATCACCAGAACCAGTTCTTGTTGCGATTGTATCTACTTTGATTGTTGACATATTATGCTACCTTGATTACCCAAATTTTACTTCTGTTTTGGTTGATGGTTTTAGTTGTAGAATTGTATGCTATCCATGTAAAATAATCATTCGCTGCCATCAAAAATGGCACAGAATATCCATTAGCACTAGCATCAACTACATCTAAAAAACTGTCATTTCCGTAAGCAGCACCGTTCTTTAAAATTCCAAAATGCAATCCAGTTGTACCACTGGCTTGCCAAAAACCACCAGCGAGATAAATTCCAGCAGTTGGAACTGTATATCTATTCTGAGCATTATCCCAATTTGTACCAACATCTACCAATGTAGTAAAACCAGTTACTTGTACTGTTGAATTGCCGACAGATTGATTACCAACTTTATATGCCACAAATGCTGGTTGCAATGGTGCTGATATATGACCACCTTTAATTTGCATGGTAGTTGCACCAGCAGCATTACTAAATCTTAAATCATCTGTTCCAGCACCGCCGAGTTGTCCAGCAATATTGCCCCCTTGTTTAAATACTGCTCTATACTGATTTGGGCCGGTCAAAATAAACCTAGTATCTCCAGCATCAGTTCCATGAGTTGCAGAACCAATTAAGTTACTAACCCCATTTGAAGTAAGAGTACCAGTAACACTAAGAGTACCACCAACTGTTGCATTTGATGTAATTGCAGCTGTACCTTGTCCAGTAATATTTCCAGGCACTACAAGATTATGACCAGAACCTAAACTTACGTTTCCAGAACCAGCTACGTTCTCAATGGTGTCTACTTTAATCTTGGATGACATTACTTATTTCCTATTTTATTTCTTTTGCAGCTGCTTCAGATACATTCTTTGCAGTATCAACAACTTTCAAAGTATATGCTTGAGTGACTTGTGCATCAGTACCAGTTGCAATTGCAATAGAATTTGCATTACAATGTGCGACTAGAGTTGCGATAATTTCATCTTGTGCAATACGAGCACGATTGTGAATTGCGTTATCACACCAATCTTGGACTGAATAAGCAGCATACTCAAGACACTTTACTTGTGTGTCTGTTACTGTTACTTTAATCTCTGCCATTTTATTCTCCTATTAATTCTATTTATTCGGACTTTGGTGCGTTATTCTCTTTTAATTCAGTGTCTAAATCTGAAAAAACACTTGCATGAAGATTTGTTTTCAAAAATGTAGCAACCACTGAAGCATCTTGCCTGTCTGATGCTGACACTGAAGATAAATTTACCTCAGTACTGCAAGTTACAGATTTTGTATCTGTGCCGTAAATCCAATCTACTGTATATTCACTCATTGTTTGGGGTGTAATTTTTGATACTATAATTTCATTAGACATAGTTTTTCCTATTATCCATTATTTGGGCCGGATATAATCAGTCCAGCGACATTAAATTTAATATTACCACTGTGGTTGTGATTTACTCTCAAAACACCGCTTGATGCAGAGTAAGTAAAAGTCGGGCTGTTACCCCCATAATTATTTGAGAACAATACTAAAGCAGCACTCCATGCGTGTGATATTAACACTGTACGTTGAATATCAGCAACGCCTGAGTCACCAATCAGCGTGAGCAACACCATACTACCTCCGTAACCTTGAATAAGATTAGTAGTAGTGTTTGGTGCAACAGTTACAAGTGAACGTCCAATAGTAATTGCGTTACCGACACCAACAACCGTACCAGTATTCGGAGTACCGTTTGACCCAAAGATGGCAAGTCTACCACTGCCTGGATTATCTTTTCTTACATCTAATTGTGCATCTGGAGTAGCAGCTCCGATACCCACAGCACCATTGTCACGGATAGTAATTCTATTTGCAGAGTTTGTATGGTCACGAACAATAAAATATCCGTTAGAAGAACCAACTGCATCACCTAATCTCCAATGAGAACCAGCAGATGATTGAATTGCAACATTAGCACCAGAACCACCACTTACATGAAGGTCAGAGGTTGGGCTCGCAGTTCCAACGCCTACTCTGTTATTGGATGCATCTACTTTTAATACAGAAGTATCAAAGGTTGCATCACCAGTAACACCAAGAGTACCACCAACTGTTGCGTTGGATGTTA